ATCCAACCGTTTCTGTTAGCATAAATGTTACTATTTCTGCTGGTGTCTCAACAACATCAAGCATAGGTAGTCCATCTGTAAGTCTTACGTCCACCACTGGTTGGAACAGAGACACAGATGTAAATACAGGTAACACCATAGGATGGGGCGATCAACAGTGGGGCGCTGTAGGTTTATCTCAAGCAGTAACAGGTAATCAATTAACATCTGTTCTTGGTGATGAAAGTCCAATAACTGATCAAAATATAAGTGTTACTGGTGTAAGCACAACTTCGTCAATAGGCACATTTTCTATAAGCGGTGATGGTCAAATTACAGTGGTCGCGGGATCAGAGGTAGCCTTACAGTCATCAGTTGGCACGGCACAGGCAGATCCTGAAGTAAAAGTTTTTGTTTCAGGAAACCAATTATCCTCTGCTGTAGGTACCGTAGGCACTTCGGTATTTCTTACAGGATTAGGAACTACCTTAAATTTAGGAGATGCAGGTCAAGAAACAAGCTATTTAATACCTGGAGTATCAGCGACAAGTTCTTTTGGAACTTTGAATGTTAGAACAGATACTGTCTTTACAGTCACGGGTATTTCTGGTACAAGTGCAGTGGGTAATTTACAAGGCACCTTCTGGAGTCAAGTAGATGATTCAAACAGTGATATTAGTTGGACTGAAGTTCACAAAGCTGCATAAAAGTTTTGACAAACTTTAAAATAATCATTAAGTTTTAAATTAGGAGATTAGATGGGTTCGACATATTCAACGGGTTTAAGAATAGAATTACAAACTACTGGAGAAAATTCAGGAACTTGGGGTACTATTACCAACAATAACTTTTCTCAAGTATTTGAATTTGCAATCGCAGGTGTTTATGCAAAAACACTTTCTGGAACAGGACCTACAACCTTAACAAATAATGATGGACCTCAAACTCAAGCAAACAACGAAGCAAGACAAAATCAAATAATTTTTTCTGGAACTATTTCCACAACTCATATTGTACAGTTTCCAACAACACAAAAAACGTATGGATTATACAACAACATAGCTGGCGGCGCTGACGTAACAGCAAGACTAGGTGCTACTGGTAATACAGTCACTATTAAAAATGGTAAATATAGATTAGTTTCCTCCGATGGAACTAATTGGTACGATATTTTTTCATTAGCTGGTCTTGGTGAAACATGGATTAAAAAGACATCAGATTATACTGCAGCGGCTGGAGACAATATTTTTGTAGACACTTCAGGTGGAGCAGTAGCTATTACTTTGCCAAGCTCTGCAGCTATCGGCGATCAAGTAAAATTTATTGATGCAGAAGGAACTTTTGCAACTCACAACTTAACTGTAAATAGAAACAGTCATAAGATACAAGGGGCTGAAGCTAATTTAACAGTATCAACTAGTGGATCTGGATTTGCGTTGGTGTACAATGACAGTGACAATGGTTGGAGATTAAAGTATAACGATTAATTATGGCTAACTTACAAGATATTACAAATAGAAGTGAAGTAGGAACAATTAAACCTTGGGGAAAAGCTACAGCTCCTGCTGGTTATGTTTTATGCGATGGGTCAGCAATTTCAAGATCTACTTTTGCAGACTTATTTGCTGTTATAGGAACTACTTATGGAGCAGGTGACAGCTCAACTACTTTTAATGTGCCAGATTTACAAGGTAGATTTCCACAGGGTAAAAGTGGAACTAATAGTTTAGCAGGCACTGGCGGTGCAAACACTGTAACAGTTTCAGTTACTAATAACCAAGCTGTAAATAGCACCTTGGCTAACAACCAGTCTGTTACAATAACTGGATCTATTGATAATACGTCTTTGACAACAGCTCAACTAGCAGCACATACTCATACACAGGGTGCTGGTGGAGGACCAGGTAGACAAGGTGGTCAATCAGCTTCTGTTAGCAATACTGGATCTGAAGGTTCAGGAACAGGTCACAACCACAGTCATAACTTATCTGGTACTTTAGGAGGCACAGTAGCTTTAACAAACGCTTTAACAGGCACCGTTACAGCTTCTGGCACTAATTCTTTTTCACCTTTCGTAGTTGTTAACTACATAATCAAACATTAGGAGATAAAATGGCAATAGTAGAAATAACAATTTCAAACAGAGACTTTATAAAAGTTGGAAGCAATCCAAATACAACAGAGGATGATTTGTTTATTACTTGGAATGCTAGAGGGGACAATGCATCTGTAGTTGAAAATTTACCGTATGGTACAGATAATCAAATTCATTATTTAATTTGGAATTCTTTGCCAGGACAAAATGAAATACAAAGAAGTAATGCCGCTCACGAAATGATTGGTAATACAAAGTTAACCAGCACATCAGACACAGTTTATGGTTCTGTTACAGTAAAAGATTTATTAGATTGGGGTGAAGTTAGAAAAAATCAAATAGTTGCTGCAGAAGCAGCTTTTGAAAAAGCTAAGGCAGATGATGAAACTAATGACACAACATTAGCAGAGGGTAAAACTTGGGCTGATTACGATCCTAATTACGGAAGTAATCCAAAACCAAGTATGTAATTATTTAAAACTTTTTTTATGCCAATACATTTTTTTGTATCGGTCAACCCACTCACTCATAAGATTTAAAATTGTTTTTCTATGTCTAGGTTCATAATAAAAACCTGACCACATTTTCCAAGATTCTCTTTTAAAAGGTACAACTTGCACCATAGGCTCACCTTTTTTTATAATAAATTGTTCATCCCATTTGTTTAACAAAAATGGAAAATTAATTATATTAATATAACTATCAGTATCAACTATACCTTCTATAATCTTAAATCTATCCTCTTTGTATCTGTTCATAGGTTGAGTAAACAAACAACTATAACCAGGAGGCGTTGTAATCAACCATTTGTTCATAAATTTACCAGCATTTTTACCTGTTTTTTTTGACCAACTTTGAGGTAATTGAACTTGTGGATGAAAACTTACATCATCTTGTTCTTTGTTGGCAGGAAATATAGAAAAATCATTATCTACGGGATCTACAACATAATCTTGGTCAAATGGTATAATATAACCAGCTGTCATTGAATCTAAGAAAGGCATACATGTTTTGACAGTAGCTTCATGATAATTGTTATTATTAAATCTTTTTAATTTTTTATATTCATCTGGTATCATTTGAACAGCTGGCTTTGGATGAGGCCAGATATCCAACATGTCTTTATTTGTAGCTACAAATTTAATTTGTTTTGATTTCATTTTTTGTCAGTAAAAAATTAAATGACATAGATCTTCTTATATCATTTGGGTTCTTTGTTTTAAAAGGATAAACCAAATGCATATGACTTGCTTCAAAAACATAAAAATCACCGACTTCAGGTACATAACTGGTGCTTGACGACCCGTTAACATTAATAAAATTTAATTGTCCGTCTTTAAATTTATGAGAGTCTTTTGTGTCGTCTATAAATTCTGGAATAGATAAAAATAAAACCGTAGAATATCCTGTGTTATCATGATGTGTGTGTGCAGGATTGTACTCACCAGCTTTCATATCATTCATCCAACAGCCTATGATCTCTAAATTATAACTTAAATCTTGTAGCAATTTGTATTTTTTACATGTGTTTATATAATCATCTATAAAACTAGATAATTTTTTAAAGGCAGTAGTTGATTGTATAACAGTCATCATATTTAATTCTGAATCTAATCTACCAGCTAACCTAGGACCATAACTAGAAAGATGATCTTTAGCTTTTTCATATTTTTTATTTATGTCATTAATGTGTTCTAAGTCTAATTTGTATTTGCCAATAATTTTTCCATAAATTAACAATTCTTCCATTAAAGTTTTTTTCATGCTTGAATCCTATAATTAAAAGCTAGTGACATTCTTTTTTGTTTTGACTCAACCACTCTATGGTATGTATAACTGTCAAACAACAAAATATCACCTTTATTAGGTTTTAAAGATTTTCTATAATCTTCTGGATAAACTATAAATTCTATTTCAGAGTTGTTATCAGTTAAATATAATATACCCGAACCAGTGTGATTAGGATGTATATGAGGCTCTTGATATCCATACATACCAAGAATATTTATCCAAGAATTAGAAATACAAAAAGGTATATTTTTGCCATATATTTTTTTGTTGTAAGCTTTTATAGTTGATTCTATTTCAGTTGTTAAATATTCAAACTCATCAATATCATATAATATATTAGAGCACATATTGTTAGAAGTTCTTATATTACAATTCCAACTTCTTTCGGTAAAATTGTTCTCATGAGTTTCTATAAAATGAGATACAGTTTCTAACAAATGCATGTTTTCTAACCGACTCAAAAAAACACTAGTTTTTTTTACTATTATTTCTTCTACTTTCTTTGCCATTTTTAAAAATTTTATACCATAATATCGTATTTATGGTATAGATATTTTTAGAAAATAGAATGAAATTTTTGGGGTTAAGACTTTGTGAACATGATTCTAACATGTCATATTTTGATGGTGAAGAAATTTACTATTTTAAATTAGAAAGACATAGTAGGAAAAAACACGATGCTTATGAAAATTATGAATCATGGGTCGATGAAATATACAAAATGTGGAGACTGAAACCTAAAGACATTGATGAAATAGGAATAGTTTTTGATCCTTGGCATTACAAATTAGATGTTAAAAATGATAATTTTTTTCCAGAAAAAAAATTTAATTACTTACCATATCATAACATGACTAGGGTAAATCACCACTATGCTCATGCGTTGAGCTCGTGGCCTATAGTTCATGAATGTAAAAATCATTTTGTTTTTGATGCTTACGGTGACTACAATATTTCTTGGTCTTTTTTTCAAAACGATAAACTTGTTGATTTGGGATTTTTTAATGAGCAAAATTCTTTAGGCAACTTAATAAACACTACAGCTAGTTTTCTTGGCATACAAGCAGAACATGGTTTAGATCGTGCAGGTAAACTCATGGGTCTACAATCTTATGGGAGATTTGATAGAGAATTTTATAAAAAACTTAAAATATTTAATATCAAAACAATAGCAGCGGCTTTTAATATTGACTTATGGGTGCAACATTGTGGAGATGAATTAATTGCTAGTCATACGAAATTAAATTGGATTAGAACCTTACATCAATATGTAGGTGATGCGTTAGTAAAACATTTTAAAGATTATATAAAAACAGATGAACACGTAACTTTTTCAGGTGGTTGTGCACAAAATGTAGTTTGGAACTCACAAATTAAAAAGGTTTTTAAAAATTTACATGTTTTTCCTCACTGTAGTGACGAGGGTTTGAGTTTAGGTATTTTAGAGTTTTTAAGAAAAAAACACGAATTACCACGTTTTAAAAATAAAAACTTTCCATATTGGCAGATTTATAGACACAAATGATGATATATAAAAAAAGTGAAGCATTAAATGTTTTGTTAAATCAAGAAATATTGTGCGTGTGTGATGGCGCTAATGCTGAGATAGGACCAAGAGCCCTTGGAAGAAGATCAATGTTGTTTGATCCAAGAAATAAAAATGGAAAACAAATAGTAAACAAAATTAAAAAACGTGAAAATTATAGACCTTTTGCAGGTGTAGTTATGCATGAACACGCAAAATTTTGGTTTGACATGACTAATATTAAAGAATCACCTTTTATGTTATATTCCATACCAGTTTATGAAAATAAAAAAAGGTTAATACCATCAATAGTTCATGTTGATGGAACATGTAGAATACAAACAGTGACTAAAGAACAAAATTTGCATTTGTATGAATTAATAGAAAGTTTTGCAGAAAAAACCAATGTCCCAATACTTCTTAATACGTCACTAAATTTAGCAGGTAAACCATTAATAAGTGATATATCATGGGCAAAAAAATTAATTGAACGAACAAAATTAAAACATTTATATTTTCCTGGAACACCTATTTAAGAATATTAAATGTCAAGAAAACATTTTTAAAAAGTTCTGTTGATTTCAAGCAAAACATGTTTACATTAGGTTCTCACCAAAATTAACAATCAATAGGAGACAAATATGGAAAAAGATGAATTAAATAAAGCCATTGCCTACCTTGCAGATAAGGTGAGCAAATATCATGAAAGACTACTAGCTGTTGAGAGAGATATGGAGCGTCATTTAAAAGAGTGTAATCACCACAGTCATTCTTCAGATTCAACTTGTCCAATATGTGAAGGACAAGGGTGTGAATGTCAACAATCTTAAGATTTAGGAGTTTGACCCAACATATCTTTCAATGATGGAGCAAATATTTTTACATCTCGTCTGATTTTATCGACAGTTGTAGAAGTATTTGGATCATCTATATCTGCTTGCATCGCCTCTTCTGACTCATACTCTTTTCCTGTGTCCGTATTAGTTATTGTGGTTTCAGTTTTTACATCATACCTAGGTATGACTCTGCCATCCTCTAGTTTGACAGTGCCTATCTGTTTAGCTTCTTTAATTATTGGCATCTTCTTTTCTCCAGTTTATGTTAAAACTTAATATTACTCTATCATCATTTGAGTTATTTGTCAGCACTTCATGCTGTAACCAAGATGGAAAAAAAATTAATGAGTTTTCTTTAGGTTCCCAAGAAACGCTATGAGCGGTGTATACAGACGAGTTTTCTTTTTTCGGGGGTGATAACACCTCTGCTTGTGGTTTTGGCTCTAGAAACACTAAATTTCCGCTTTTTTTAGGTACTTTTAAGTAATAAACACCTGACAGGTAATTGTAAGGATGAGTATGAACATTATTTCTGCTACCTGGACAATTAACCATGGCCCACAGACCTGTTATTTCAGGCACGTAATTAGGTTTTACATCAAGATGCTTAAAACACTCATTAGCATTAAATAGGATATCTCCAACTACATTCGTAAAATCATTGTCTTTGTATATTTCGTCATGACTATGCCAACCACCAATATTAGATCTTGGCATACCTTTCTCATCTTTATTTTTAATATCATAAATTTTATCAATTAATTTTTCGTGACCAGAAACTTCAGTGGTAAAAACTGGTGTAATAAATAACGATTGCAGTTTCAATTATAATTGTCCCTTTGTTATTTCCATAAAACTTACAGTTACGTGAACCTGATTAGCAGCGTTAGCTTGAACCTTTAACACGTCAGATTCTTGCAAAACTAAAGTAGAACCAAGCTCGGCCAACGGATCTTTTGTTGTATTTGTAGCCACGCTAAATGCTTTAAATATTTCAAAGGTGGCAGACGATCTAACAAATTCTACATCAACTAATGTCGTGCTTCCTGAGTCATTACAAATAAGTATTGATTTTACAAGAGCTGTTGTAGGAGGCACTGGCGGTGTGGCGCCAGGATTAGCGGTAGGCACTGTTAAAACAGTTGTAAGATCTGTAGTTGTAAGATCTACTGCTGCACTTTTAAATGTATTAGCCAAGAAAAAAACTCTCCGATTCTAATTCTTCTTTTATATCTTGTTGATAGTTTGTGTTTAATAATAAAATAATTTGATCCAATAATCTAATCATTTGATCAAATTGTCCAGGATTGTATTCTGGTGTAGCGTTCGGTAATCTAGTTATTGTAATTTTTGCCATTATCTTCTTCCGTCAGGTCGTATTTGTAGTTTTTGTGATCCTAATCTCCAAGGCGTATCATTTACTGTATTAGTTTGATATTTTATTTTCACAGCTCTACCTCTACCTCTTACACTAATTTTTTCTGTTGTGCTAGTTATACTGCCATTTGTAGTGGTATTTGAAGATGATTGAGGATACTGCTCTAAAGTTAAAGTAGCAGTCATCGTATTAGCTAAATTATCAAAGTCAGGAACCAATTTACTTACAGACATTAATGAATCTCCGTCTGCTATTTCAACAGAACCTGTTTCCAAAAATGCAGTTATAGCTGTGCCGTCAGCTTGATTATTGCCTACTTCATGTTCTAATATCTCAGAAGCACCCGCTGTCAATCCTAGAATAGTAGATACGTTTGCAGTCGCAGAAGCATTATATTCTGTAGCTATAGGTAGTTCATACACGTAAGCTCCTAACCACGTAGTCCTTGCTAAACTTAATGTGTACCACGTGCCTTCAAGATAATTATAAGCAACCGCTCTGTCTATTTGCGAGGCATTAGCAGATGGATAATACCAAATTATTTCATTGTATGCTGTGTTTAGTCCAACAGCTATATCATTTTTATTGGTGTAACTAATATCATCAAAGACAAAATCTTGAACTGAACACGGCATTTTTTTAACAACACCATCATATAAGTAAAAAGCATTATCAGACATCCAATACGCTATGCCATTAACCTCTATAGCAGCATGTTGAGCTATGAGACCAGCATTAGCACCTAATTGTCTTAAACCAAACGTAAAAGGAGTTCCTACAAATTGTATGCCATGAAGCGAAGTATCCGTCCACACAAGTATTTGACCTGCTGATTTTACAGCACCAACAATTCTTGAACCATCGGATATTCGAAGTGATCCTGCCTCGTTTGTAGCAGTTGGTGTGTAATCGGTTGCATCCTCTCTATCTGAAAACCTAAAAAGTAAATCATCTTGTGATGCTGGAGTTCCGATAGTTGTTTCAGTTCCAAATAAAAGTAAGTGTCTTGTGTCAGTTGACACCAAACTAAATCTTGATGCTGTAGGAGCGTTAGATAAAGCCGTAGCTCTAGCGTCAATTGTTCCTGAAATATCTTTTATAAAAGTGCCGCCATTTAAAGCGGTTGCGATTAAATCCTCACCAAAATTATCTAATGACCAATTTCTTCCTGCTACAACAACTGAGGAGGATGATCTCGGCTCATCCCAGGTAGATGCGCCCCAAGTAGAAGTGCCCCAGCCATAACCATATGTGGATGTAGAGGGTCCTGTCGTTATTTGATAACTAGCATTACCTGTTCCTCCACCTCCTGATGTTGATCCAGAGGCGGTGCTTGTATGAGTAACTTTGTAGTTACTTGCGTCTGTAACACTTGTGACTTCAAACTCTTGATTCATATCCAATCCATCTATTGTAGAGAATGAGTCAAATGTAACAAAATCACCTACAGCTGCTCCATGAGCGGCATCCTGAACACTCACTGTTGTGGTGCCGTTTGTTGTAAAAGGATTTGATAGACCTGCCGCGGTATCTCGTATGGGTGTAATGTCAAAAATATCACCCTCTCTGTATAAATAAAGTTTTCTATCGGTGCCTAGGGCTAAATATCTAGTGCCATCTAGTCCTATCCAAGAATGTGTGTCTCTAACAACACCAACAATAGACTTGTTAGGATTAGGTAAAAACCTCCAACCTCCCCATCTTTCTGGCTTGCCATAATGAAATCTTACAAAATCAGAGTCAATGTATTTACGTTGATCACCAGCTGAATAAGCAGAATCTTGTTTGTCAATACCTGGTTTAAATTTTAGATCAACTAATTGCATAAATTTATAATAAATTACTTATCGTTTTGAGGCAAGAATTGAGTTCCTACATTACCTCTAAATGCATAATTACCATAATGAGTCATACCGCTCATGATATCCGCATATATTTTACCGCCCATATTCTGCCATAAACGACAAAACGCGTAGTCTTCAGACAAATATCTTTTTGTTTTAGGTTCGACCATAGTATCAAAAAAAGTGTAATTCCAAGTAGATGTTTTGTGATAATTAAAGTCTTTTTCGTGAGATTGATTAATGTGCTGGTCGGGTTTAAACTGTAAATTAGGGTACTCCTTAGCCATTTTTTCAAACACAGATCTTTTTATCAACATAAACCCAGTGGCTCCATCCAATACCTCTATGAAACCATTTTTTAGTTCTATTCTATTTGGATCTTTTACATTTAGATTGTACTGTAATGATGAGGCCATAAGCTCATCTTCACTAATATCTGGGTTATTTTTTATTTTATTTTTAACTTTTATCCAATCTATTGTTTTTCTCGGATATACACCAGTTGTTATATCTTTATCTATGTCCAACATTTTAAATACTGATTCTGGATTAAATGCAATGTCAGCGTCAATAAATAAAAGGTGTGTGTAGTCACCGTCCATGAATAATTGAACTAATGTGTTTCGTGCTCTTGTTATTAGTGACTCATTTCCAATAGTAGCAAATTGTAATTCTATTTTTCTTGTCGCTGCTAACGCTACAAGCTGTAAGCAGCTTTTAAAATAGTCAGCTGATATCATGCCTCCATAGCAGGGAGTTCCAACAAAAATTTTATGCATCTTTATAAAAAATATTTAAAGTGTATCTTTTTGAACTATCTCCAAAAGATTGTAAATCAGAGTGTGGTATTTTTCTACCGTTAAAAAATAAAGCTCTGTTCTCTATAAATCCTATATGCGAAGATAACGATTTACCTGTCATAAATCCTGTGCCGTTATTAAGAAGAGGCTGTCCCTTAACAAACAACAAAAAGTTTGCAACATTGTCTTTTTCAACATCAACGTGAAAGAGAGGCTCTTTGTTGTTTTGTCTTACGTGAGCGCTTACAGAGATTGGCTCAAGATCTCTGTTAGGAAAAAAATAATTTTTTATTAGTTTTAGTAAGGGATCATGATGAAAACTATGAGGGAAAGTATGTCTATGTCCATAAACTTGACCCTCTGGATTCTTGACCTCTCCATAATTAATTTTTTGAAAAGTCTCTTGTAATGATTCTAATGTTTCTATCGATAAAAAATTATCTACATACATTACAAATTCAGTGTCTCTATTGTGTTGCATACTCTACCTTTAAATATTCTATTTTTCTTACCCAACCTCTTGGTATGGCCACTGCACCGCCACCATGATTGTCATCTTTATCAACACACCATGATCTCATAATAACTATTTTATCATCATTGTTTACAACCATGTAACCAACCTCTTGGCACACGGCCAATGGAGCATTTAAAATATCTTTAATTGGCAACCAACCTGTTTCCATATCTTTGGCATCTAGCCATGTAATGCGGACCATAGGAATATTTTCTATATTGATGTTTTCCATGCTATTGTGTATCTCATTTTATTAGATAAGTTTACATCTGCTTTGTGTAAAAGTTTTGCATCAAAAACAGCCAGCCTATTTTTTTTATATTTTACTTCTTGGTCTTTGAATAATAAAGAGCCTTTGTGTTCAGGTTTCCAATCATGTGGAAAAAATAAAAGTGTGGTGTCGCCGTCATCAGGATGAAAAGTTCCTCTAGTTTTTGGTGGATAACAATTAACATAAGATCTAATTTTTTTTCTTTGTAGATTATATTTTTTATTAAAATACTCTAATAAAAAATCGTGAGAGGGTAAACTACTAGTGTCACACATAAAAAATTCATCATCTTTTTCTGTTGCAATGTCAGGATCAGTTAATTGTATTGTCCAACTCATATATGTCATTTCTCTATTAATAAATTGAAGAAAACCATCATCTAACACGTTGTCAAACACTTGAACACTCATTAGTAAGAACCTCTTTCTTGTTTGTATACCACGCCAAAATTCATGGCCACTGTAATCCTTGGTTTGTTTGTTTTATTTGCACTAACGGAGTGCATCATGTTACCATCAAAAAAAACAAGAGTTCCGTTTTTTACAGACATTTTTTTTATATTACTGAAATTTGTTACACTATCACTTTTTTTTACAAAAACTGAATTTCTGTTTGCATGAAAAAAAAATTGAGCATTTGATTCTTCAACATCTACGAATAATACAGCTGCCAGTTGAGCTCCGTGATTATGAGGTTGAGCATGTTGGTCTTTGTCATACCAATTAATCCAACAATCATTAGTCTCCAATTCTGGAATATCATATCCCTCTAATTTTACAAATTCTTTTATGCAGTTTTTTATTTGTTCACATAAATTATTTAATGCTGGATATCTCATATGAGAATTCCATGCTGTTCTTTTAGCAAAAACATTGCATTCTTCATATGGAGTAGTGTCGTGATTGTGTATGTTTTTATTTTCTTCTACTAAAATTATAGACTGTACTTGTTGTTTCCAAAAATCAAAATCAGGCATTTGATAACTAAATGCTTCTTCAACAAAAACAGGTAGTCTTTGTATATTTATCACTCTTTTTTTAAAGTTTCTGGTTCATAAAGTTCTTTAGGCAGTAGTCTTAAATTAAAAGATACTGATCTTCTCTCTTCATTTGGCGTTCTAAATGGGTAGACCATGTGAGTCAGCCATGATGGAAACATGAATATGTCCCCAACCTCTGGTGAGTGTTGCAGTTTATGACCACTAAAATGTTTTGGATCACCACACATAAATACAATATCACCAACACTTGGATAGTGATCTTCTTTTTTTCTCTCTTCTTCTATGCTTTCAGGCATTTTTGTATATATGACTCCTGACAAATCACCGTCATGCATGTGAGCAGGATTAAAATCTCCAGACCATTGGCTCACGGCCCACATTGATTCAATAACCATTTTATCAATTTTTTCTGGTGCTAAAGTTTCACTTGCTGGTGGAATAGATAAATATTGCTTTACCATTTCTCCAAGCAAAAAAACAAAAGATTGACCACTACTGTCTAACCACTCAGGGGGTATTCTAACCTCTTGTTTAACATTTCCAGCTAGATTTTGTGACCAGTCCCATTTCTTAGCTAAATTTGGATCTTTCATTAACTCATCAGACTTTTCATTAATTAGTTTTATCATGTCTTCGGGGACTTTTCCTTTTACAACTGTTGGTCCAAAAGGTCTTATGGCATCAAATTTTAGTTTTATTTCTTTCTCCATTTGGTTCTCCTCAAATATCTATTGTCATATAGCAATATTTTGCCTATAAATATACAATTAATTAGGCATATATCCAAGGCAGCCTCCTTGCATTTTAACAATATCATGAATTGCTAGGAGTACATGTTTAAAAATTTTTTTAGAAAAGTCAGAGCTACACTTAAAAATAGCCCAGAAGCATTAGCGATTGCAGCAGGTGCCGCAACGGGTCTACCTATATTTGATAAGATGAACCCTCTCGCTAAAGTAGCGACTAAGTTTTTACCAAATATATTAACGGCTCAATATCAAAAGAATCCACTAATGTCTTTTCTTACTAACCAAGCTTTGACTGCTGGAACTGAAAAGCTAGTAGGCACTGATTTTGCACAGGGTATTTTAAATCCAAATGCAGTTCCTACCACCACTGACAGTGGAGCTGTCGTCAATGCGCCTGAAATCGCAGGACTATCGGCAGAAGATGCAGCAGAAGCTAGCGCAGGTATGGGTCAGGAAATGAAAGGTTTGATGGGTTTAGATAAATTAACAAAAGATAAAACTGGTTTTAAAATGACAGACGTCTTTACAGGTTTAGTTGACGAAGATGGGCTTACAGGTAAGGGTAAGCTTCTTGGGTCACTGGCCGCGACTCTCGGACCAGGGCTCGCAACATATTTGGCTTTAGTTGGTGACACACCAGAAACCCCTGAGGCAGCGAAAGAGTATAGAAGCGCGGTTGATGATTACTACGAAGCAAAAGCAAAAGGAGAGAACCCTAATCCTGCTGATTATGGACTGTCTCCTACACCAGCAGAAGATATGTTAAAAGGTTTACGATATAACACAGCCACTGGTTTTTTTGAGAATGTGGCACCTACACGTGGAGGTATGGCCATGGGTGGGGTGGCAGGAATGTTTGATGATGCTCCTCCAATAGATCCAAGAGCAGAGTTAATGGATGCATTTAATATTAGAGAAATGGCTAACATGGATAGAAAAGTTGATCCAGGTCTTGTTTCAATACCTATGAGTGGTATGTCTAATGAAGTTAGACAGGCTAAAACAGGTGGTGTTGTTGGATTAGCGCTAGGTGGATTAGAAAAAAGAGGTATGGTATATGGACCAGGTGGACCAAAAGATGATAAGATACCTGCTATGTTAAGTGATGGAGAGTTTGTGTTTACGGCTAAGTCGGTAGAGAACGCTGGTGGACCACAAGCAATGTATAATTTAATGAATAAATTAGACCCAGAGTCTTCGAAAGGACCAGATTAATGGCAAATGGACCCGATAACGTAAGTACACAAATAACTAGAGAAGCCCCGTTTTTAGAGGACTATAGAAGACGTTTGATGGATTCTGTCTTTGCGGCGACAGATCAACCAATAGTTCCGCAAGAAAGAGCAATATCTCCTTTTGATGAGTTTCAAACAGCAGGGTTTGGTGAGGCTGCCAGACAGCTAGGTTTTACTTTTGATCCAGCTACAGGCTCACTTACTAGAACTGGTCAAGCTGCTTTTCAGCCAGACTTAGACGCAGCGAGAGCAGCAGCACAAGCAGGCATCCCAGCATTACAGGCAGCACAAGGACAGTTTGATCCTAGTCAAAGTAACTATCAACAGTTTTTTGATCAGTATCAAGCTGATGTGACTAATCAAGCTTTAAAACAGATGGATGAAGAGGCTGCTAAAGCACAATCAAATTTAGCAACACAAGCACAAAGAGCAGGAGCCTTTGGTGGATCTAGATTTGGTGTGCAAGAAGCTGAGTTGGCTAAAAACTTACAAGATATAAAATCAAGAAGAATATCTGAAGACTTATCAAGAAACTTTCAACAAGCTCAAGCAAAGGCAATGGATACTTTTGAAAGAGCACAAGCTAGAAATTTAGGTGTAGGTCAAGCTTTAGGACAAGCAGCTCAAGGACTTGGCAGTCTTGGACAACTAGGCTTTGGTTTAGGTCAAGCAGGTATAGGAACTTTAGGAACAATAGGTGGACAGAGACAAGCTAGAAACCAAGCGTTAGCTGATGAAGCATTAAGATTAACAACTGCTAGACAGCAAGAGCCATTAAACAGATTAAGATTTGTACAGGATCAGTTATCAAGAGTTCCTTCTGCTCAACAAAGAACAATTGAAGCGCCTGTACCATTTACTAATCCACTATTAGGTGCGATTGGAGCGGGTATATCTGGTCTAGGGACGTTTGGATCTATATTTGGGGAACGATAATGGTAACATATCCTGATCCTAATCTAGAAGACGATATATTTGATGTAGGCACTGAAAGCAGTGGCACAGATATTGTGCAACCAGAAAATATAGGTAGAGTCACCACAGGCACTGGAGCTGGTGTGAACACCATGCCAACAACTTTACCTGCAAGTATTTTTACTAATTTAGAAGATCCAGGGCCAGCACCTGAGCTTAATTTATTACCACTTTTATTAGACAGAGAAGCATTTGCAGATCTTGTAACGCCAAAAGCAAAAACAAAAGAAGAACTTGATGCAATGTTTCCAACGCCAAGTTACAAGAGTGATAAGTATTTAGCGCTAGCAAAAGCTGGTCTTGCTTTGATGAAACCAACAGTTGGAGGCAGAATAGCTCCAGCAATTGCGGGAGCAGGCACTCAATTACTTAATGAAGTAGGTAAGATCGCACAAGTAGAGAGAGCGGCAAAGGCAAAGGCACAGGCTGGTAAAATTAATTTTAAACAGCAAGAAGAGGCTAGAAGATTGTCAGCTATTGCACAAGCTATTGGTATAAATCAAAATTTATTACAACAACAAGAAATAAAAACATTTGAAAATAGAGTTAAAAATCATGCTCTTAAACAAGAAGCTTACAATAAGATGGTTAATACAAATGCCAAAGCAGCGTTAGACTTTGGTATTGAAAAATTTAAGTCAGACCCCGTTCAAATACGTTTTTTAGATAAAAACGGTTTAAGAGTAGAGCGTGCAGGATTTAGAATGAACAATCAATACTACGTGCCTACACAACAAAAAGATCCAGCTACAGGTGATTTTATTTATCAATTAGTTCCTGATGCAACTACAGTAGAGATTATATCTACCAAAACACAAAACGTAGATGCTGTTACAAAGAACATGACTCAATACAATGAGCTGTTTGCAGATTATAACAACATAGCAAAAAACATTTACTCACTAAGACAGATAATGAAATCTGTTGATCCTGAACTAGGTGGTGATCCGACTCGTGTTGCAATCACTGGTTACATTAGAAGACAAGTGCAGAAGTATGGTCAGATTGCAAGTGACTTCACTAAAGACTTTTTTACAGATGAATACACAGACACAATAACTGGTAGTAACAAAGGTGGTAGAGGTAAAACAGTTTGGTTGACAGATTTAAGTGACATCATTGCGATGAGCGATGACGCAAGCATATCACCTGAAGCAAGAGAAAACTTTAAGATGATTAACAATCTACTCGATAGTATTGAAGCAGACGGTCTAGGCTTGATAGACAGAGCAAAAGTAGAAGATCTAAGTTTACACTTTGAAGGTGACACAGAAGCAGAGAGACAAAGAAACAAAGATTTAATTTTTAATAGATTACAGTTTGATAGAAAAATTCCTGAGAACGAGGCTAGAGCGCAAGCTATTATTTATGCGTTAGCTAGAGCACGTAAATCATCAGGACGACTAAACTTAGATGATATTGAACGTGCAGCAGAAACATTAAACATATACAATGATTCTTCTCAAGCGATTCTAACTAAACTAAAAGTTGTGCAAGACGAACTGCTCGCGGCCCACCAAACACAAGCAGACTTACTAAAACGTAACTTCCCTAAAGATGCTGCATCTTTAGCACAAGATAGAGGTGGTAGTTTAAGTTATGTTGTTGATGGAGAGTTTGTTGGTGATAATTATTATAATCAGTTATTTGGCTACTCTATTACCTCAGAGCCTGTAACGTATGATGTTATCATGAACCAAGACGGAAGTTATTCTTTTCAGGCGGTTGAGTAATGCAGTACACAATAAAAGGATCTAAATACGGTATAGCAGCTGGTGATTTTGTAATAGACGTACCGTCCGTTGTAGACGGCATACCTTTATACAGTGCTGACGGCACAGATAATTTTCCAAGAAACGAAGCTGAAAAACAAATGCTTGGTGACATCATCATGCAGTTTCAAAAGCAGCAAAATACAATAGATAGTACAAACTCTGGTGGCGGTTTATTAGCTCAAAAAGAAGAATCTGTTCCAACGCAGATGGAGCAGTTTAGACAAATGCAGATTAAAGATCCAATAAGAGCGGATTTAAATTTAGCAGAACAAAGAGCAGAAGCTGGTGCTCTTCAATATATGGGAGACATATCTGAGCAGATAGGAAACATAATGCCTATGATGGGTGGATCTATGTTAGACTTTTCACCATCAGCTCTTGGTGAGGCTTACAGTAATTTACTTTTAAAAAGTGCACCTGATGATCCAAAAAGATTTATGGGTGACATGGCTGTCATAGCTTCTGATATTTTTTTAGCAGGACTATCTCTCGGTAACGTAAAGTTTGCAGATAAAAGAAACTTCAACATACCTTTGTTTGCAAACGAAGCAAGAAGACAAGGTATTCGTGGATTCTTAGAGGCTAATCCAGCAAAAAGCACTGTGATGGTAAACGTTTTAGCAAGAGCTGGTTCTGATGCAACTTACGATGCAATGAACGAGGTATACAGATTTTTACAAGGCATACCTGCTGATCAAAGTGATGATGCTACTGTAGAAAATATATTAAATATTAGAAATGAAATACTATGGTCAGGTGGTGCAGTGGGTTTAGCTAAGCTGTTTCCTTACATAAAACCCTTCATAGGTAAAAACTTTTTAGGTGTAGATGATGATGCAAAAAGATTAGCAACTCTGGGTAGAACACATAATATTCCAATGAGCACTTTTAACGTAACAAGCAGCGGTTTAGTTCAAGGTTTACCGCCCGTTGTCGGTTTGTTTCCAATTGTTGCAACCAATGCACGTGTAGCGCAAAATGCTCAGCTAGCAGCTGTGAGTGCACAAATGTTAAAAAACATAGAAACATTTTCTCCTGTTCATTTGTTTAATGATGCTGGTTTGTTAATAGACGAAGGATTTAGAAGAATGGTTAAAGAGTATGGTGTCATGAAGGGGACGTTATACAACAACGTAGCGAAATATGCAGATGCTCTAAATGGTGAAGCATTTATTCCTACAAAAAAATTAAAAGAAATGGCTTTGGCTCTGCGTTTACAGAAGTCAAAAGGTCAAATACCTATGCAACAGACACCTGTAGCAACCAGCCCTGATGATTACGTATACGGTCAACAAACAAGTTTTGATGCCTTAATGAAAAATATTAAAGGTGCAGGTGCAGATATAGAAGATGCTTTGATGAATTTTGATTCTTTACCTGATTTCTTAAACGCTCAACAATTTAAAACATTTGTTGAAGGATTAAACCAAGTAAAAAGAAACATGCCTAATCTTAAATTATCAGAAAATTCGGACGAAGCTTTACTGGTTTCTGATTTTCACGCTTTAGCACTACAAGCAATGAATGATCCTAAAAGTTGGAAAACATTAAAAAGTGGACAACAAGCTATAGCAAAAGAGTGGGCTGATAGTTACACCGTAGCGAACGATTTTATATTTCAAAATGCTGATTCTTTACAAGGAAGAACAGCAATGCTTCTTAAACAAACAGATCCTAATATTGCAATACCTGGTGCTGTTAGAAGACCAGGTTACTTATATGCAGATCAAATGGCAAAAATATTCTTTGATGATCAAACAATTGCATCTCCTATGGCACTCAAAGAAATGCGTAAAGCTTTTGGTGATGATGCTTTTAATGCTGCAACAAGAGCTTACTTTAATGACATACTCAACAAGAATACAGATTTTGTTAATGGTAAAATAAGAATATATGAAAATGATTTAGGCATATGGAAAAAAACAAAACAGTTTATTACTGGTAAACAGCAGACACCTAAAACACAAACAATTAATTACAACATACCTATTATGGATATAGAGAAAGTAGCTGATGCTTTTGCTCTTAATGATATCAATAGAAGAGCAGGAGTTCTTGAGATGTTTAAATCACAAATTTCTGGTAGCGAAGCTGCAAAGACAAAACATGCTGAGGGTGTTTTACAGAAAATAACTGAGGTAGTTGAACTAGCAAGAGCTGTTGAGGTTCCTAACTATGGTGACGTTTCATCATTCGTTAAACGTCGTGGTGTGTTAGGTGGTCTTGGCTCTATAACTAACTTACTTACTGGTGGTGCGATACTAACAAATCCTATCAGCTCTGCTGGTATTATGTTGATGGCTAGATTTGGTATGAATGCTCTATCAGATCCTAAATTCTTAGACGGTATGACAAAAGTATTAGATCCTACTCTATCAGATGTTGCTAGAAAATCTGCT